CCAGATCGTGGTCGGGCTGGCCGCCTGGCCTTCGTTGGCCGCGTTCTTCGTGCCGCCGGCGACGATCACGTACTTGAGATCGAACGCCTGGGCGAGCGCCTCGCGGGTGATGTTGCCGGCCCGCGGGTCGAGGTGACCCGAGTACTTCACGCGGTCGATAATCTGATTGCAATTTCGCAGGTTGCGGAACACGCGCCAGTTGCAGATCAGCGCGTTGGGCAGCAGGCCGCTCGCGTTGTAGACCTTGCGGACGGCCGCCTCGACGTCGGTGAGCGGGATGGCGGCGGACAGGTCGTCCCATTCGTCGGTGATGGCCGTCGTCAGTCCCGACCCGGTCCAGATCGTGGCGTTGAACAGGGCGGCAGAGATCCGCGTCTCCTGGTTCACGAGCACGGCGCTCATCGCGCGGCGGGTGGCGATCAGCTCGGCGTCGAAGTACTCGGCGTACATCTCCGATTCGCGGTCGTCGACCGGCTCCTCGGCCCCGTGCTCGTCGCACGCAAACGCGGCCGGCTCGAACGTGAAGTTGCCGCGCGAGTAACCGCCGCCCGGCGCGCGGAGCGTCTCGCGCTGCTGGAGCAGTTGCTCGATCGGGATGCGGCCGAAGTTGCCGGCCTGCTTGGCGACGTCGATCACCGGGAAGACACTCGGGCCGATGAAGCCGCCGCGGTTGGCCTCGAGGTCGAATTCTTCCAGGCTGGCCGTGAGGTCCGGGCGCTGGGTCGAGAGGGCACTGCTGGGAGCGGGCATCGCTGGTACTCCTTCGCGCTGGCGGACCAGCGCGAAAAAAACAGGGGGCCGCACGGCGTTCCGCGCGGCCCCCTGACGAGCCAGCGAAGGGTTCAGGCCTTCTCGCGGGGCATGACTCCCGCTGTCGGCCTCGAAACGGCGGCCGCACGGATCGTCGTGCGGCCCCGGTGGAATTGGTTTTTTTAGGCTTTTAGGTGAAAGGGTGAAAAACGGGTACCGGTTACGCGGCCGCGCCGGTCGCGTTGTGGTAGAGCGCCTCGACGACGTCGTTCTCGGCCGCGGCGGCCTCCAGCGCGGTCATTTCGAGGAAGCTCGTCGTCTCGGCCGTGTCCTGCACTTCTCCTAGCGCTTCGCTCCGCAGATCGGCGGCGATCGCGACCGCTTCCTTGCAGCGCACCTTATGCGTGCCGGCCGCCGAGCGGAGCTTGACGCTCACGGGCTGGCCCGCGACGCCAGGCGCCGTTTGCAGCGTGCCGATCGACTTCTCGGCCAGGCCGGCCGTCAGGATCGTGCCGTCGGTGTGGAGCTTCACGCGCGAATAGATTTCGATCGCCGCGCCGGCGACGAAGTTTTTGAAGCCGGTGTCGTCTCGTTGGCTCATGTTCTGGGACTCCAAAATGTGCTAAAGGAAGCGGCCGCGCGGGCGGCCGCCGTCGGTTCGCCGCGGCCCGTCTCAGCCGCGGCCGGCGTTGGATTCGGTGACCATCGCCTCGCGGAGCTGCGGATGCTGGCGCGCGACTGCTTTGACCGCTTTGAGTCGGTCCATGCCGGCTTCGACCTTCGCGTCGACCAGCGCGCGGAACTTGTCCCCCGCGCCGTCCGTGGCCTCGCCGTCGTCGTCCGCGTCGCCGGTCGCGTTTTCCAGCGGCCGCACGCCGCGGCCCTGCTTGAGCGGCGCGGCCTTGAGCTTCTCCAGCTCCGCCTGCTGCTCGGCGTTTTGCGTCGCGAGCTTCGCCTTCTCGTCGGCGAGCACGCGCGTGTACGCCTTTTGGGCCTGGGCGAGCGTCGCCTGCTGCTTGATCTGGGCGAGCACGAACTCGGCCGACGCGCCGGGCAGCGCGTCCTCAAGCTCGGCGAGCGTCGCCGCCTTGGGCGCGAGTTCGCGGATTTCGGTGAGGACGCCTTCGTCGTTGTCTTTGGCCATTTTGCGATTCCTCGCGAGGGGTTTTTTTGTGTCTTCGCGCATGCGAGCGACTGTTTCGTCGAGCGACTCGATCGCGTCCACCAGGCCCAGCCGCTTCGCCTCCGCCGCGCGGAACACGCGGCCGTCGGCCAGTTCGCGGACCGCCTCGACCGTCATCCGCCGGCTTGCCGCGACGTGCTGGACGAAGTCCTCGCCCACCGCGTCGATGCGGGCCTGGATGTACGCCAGGCCAGCCTCGTCGATCTTGGCGCCCGGCGTGCCGAGCGCCTTGAACCGTCCGGTCTTGAGGACGTGGACGGTGAGGCCCATGTCCTCCGCACGCTGCGAGCTGTCGGTCACCACGACGAACGCGCCGATCGAACCGGTCGACCCGCCCGCGTTAATCGCCACGCGGCTGGCCGCCGCGGTGACCCAGTAGCCCGCGCTCGCTGATAAATCCTCTATATACGCCTCAAGGCGTTTTTTGCGGGCGGCCGCCGAAATATCGGCCGCCAGATCGGAAATGCCGGCCAACGTGCCGCCCGGCGATTCGACCACCAGCAGAATCCCGCGGACGTCGTCGTCGGCCGCCAAGGCCCGCAACTGCCGCCGCACCAGCACGGTCGACGTTCCGCCACCCATGCTGGACTTGTGTTTCATCAGCGTGCCGGAGATTTCGACGATCGCGATCCCGTCTGCGACGGCCGTCGGCACGCCGCCGTAATTCGTGAAGCCGTCGGCGAGCTGGTACTCGCTCTGCAGCGCGGCCGCCTGCCGCTGGGCGGCCAGGTGGGCCGACAGGTCGAGCTGCTGGCACCAGGCGAGCAGTCCGGGCGCGTAGGCAGGCTCCAACAGCCAGTCGCCCAGGTACTGCTCGAGGTAGGGCACGCCCGCCAGCTCATCGCGCGGGATTCGCAGTCGCATCACGTCGTTGGTCGTCTCGTTTGGCATCGTCGTTCGCTTTCTCGCTGTTGGCGCCGCCGGCCGAGAGTGACACGGTCACCCGCTCGGGCAGCGGCAGCGGGCAGATGTCGCGCCAGCTCACGGCCTGGGCGCCCTCGAGGCCGTACTCGCCGTTGATCGTTTGCGCTTCGGCCAGCGCCGCCCGGACCGCCAGCGTGCGGTCCTGGACCGTCTCGGCCACCAGCTCGTTCCAGTCGAATCCCCGCTCGGCCGCCCAGCGGCGCGGGCTGATGAGCGTGTGCGCGAGCCGCACCAGGTCGGCCATCGCCTCGATTTCGGGTTGGATGTACGGATAGCCGGGCAAGTTCCAGCCGTGGGCCAGGAACTTCTCGCCGAGCTTTTTCCGCTGAGTGGCGAGGATCGGATCCGCGTCGGCCCAGGTGTTGATTTTGAACCGGTAGAACGGCCGGTGGAGCCGGGCCCGCAGGCGTCGCTGGTTGCCGCGAAAGCCAATCCGAGCCTGATCGATCGCGCCCCGCCAGCCGCTGAAGTTCGTCTCCGCGGCGTCCAGCAGCACGACGCACAGCGGCAGCCCCAGGTTGATCCCCAAGAGCGTGAGAATCAGTTTGACGTGGGGGAAGAACTCCGGATTGGGGATGTTCGGCGTGAAGCCCTCGAGCTTCGCGCCGTACGGGCTGCGGAGCCGGCTGCCAGGCCGCAGGTTGTCGAGATTCCGTTCGTACGGGTCGGGCGTGCCCGTGCGGGGCTCGTCGGGGTTGGTCTCGAAAAACGACTTGTCCCGGTTTTCCAACAGCAGGAAGAACGCCGCCAGCTGCGCCTTGACGACCTGCGCAAACTGCACGTCGTCGTGCATCCCGGCCACGTCGATGATCGGATTGAGCGGCGTGAAGCCGCGGGTCTGCGTCGGCCGCTTCGGGTGGGCCAGGTGCCAGACGAGCGCCTCGCCCGCTTCGTCGCGGGCCGGCACGGGCGTCAGGTCGCCGACCTTGATCGACGTGGCGCTGTTGGGGTCGATCGGCTCGTTGGTGAACCAGAACCGCAGCCGCTGCCGCGTCGAGGGGTCGAGCTCGACCCCCTGGACGATGTTTTTCTTGGTCCGCGACGGCGAGCGGCAGCGGTGGGACTCGCGGAGCTCGACGGTGCCGTGCGGCGAAACTTCGGTGTCGGTGGGGAGCGCGAAGACGTCGCCGGGGACGAACATTTCCCGGCAGGTCATTTCCTCGATTTCGTGGAAGGTGAGCTCGCCGGCCGTGTCGCAGAAGTCCGGGTCGACCAGCTCCTCGGTGAGGCGGTCCTTGATGTCTTTGTTGAGCGATTTGTCGGGCGTCTGGGGGTCGGGCGTCAGCCCCGAGCCGATCGTGCTGGCGACCGCCCGGTCGACCAGCTGGCCGATGACGCAGTCGTTGCGGTAGAGCTCGCGGGCCATCTCGCCGGCCCACAGGAAGTCGCCCTCGCTCCGCATGTGCCAGTCGCCCGACGCGCCGCCGGCCGGCACGCCCCGCCGGCGCCGTTGAAAGCGGCCCGAGCGCTTCGACGCCTTGTAATCGAGCCGCGCTTCGTCAAACGCGTCGACCAGCGTCGGCTCGCCGCGGCGGCGGTGGGTTGCTCGTATCATGTTTGTTGGCTGTCAGTTTTCGAATCAGACGTCACGCCAGGCGGGATCGACGCCCAGTTCCCGCTCGCCTTGCTGCGTCCGCAGGCGGGCGCTGAGCCATCGCAGGGCCTGGTCTACCTGGGCCTGGATCGTCAGGGGGTTGAACTCGACTTCCTCGCCCCGGCTCGCCTGGCTCGAGCGTACGAGCCCGGGGGCCGTCAGGATGCGGCCCGCGTGGATGAACAGCCGCGCCCGCGCGACCGACCCGACCAGGTCGTAGTCGGCCAGGTCGTGAAAGTGCGCGAGCAGCTGCTCGTACGAGAGGGCGGCCGAGATCTCGGGAAGCGTTGGCATCCCGGCAGCCTAGAAGGAAAGAGGCGTTTTTTGCGGGTCAGTCCCACGAACCCCGCAGCCGGTCCTCGCGCGTGGCTCGCCGCTGGTAGTGGAGTGAGTGGCCGTCGGCCGTTACCGCCAGGCGATAGACGTCGAAGCGCAGCCCAACACGCGCCAACACGACGAATTGGCCGTGATGCCACTCAACCGGCAGCGACCAGTCGTTTGGTTCCCCGTCGTGGGGACCGTCAATAATTTGGATCATCGCTCACCCCAGTTGCCGCTCGATCGCCGCCACGACGTCGGCCGTGGGCGTCCAGAGCGATTGCCGGCCAGAGGCCGGGATCGGCTCACGGAGCCGCCGCACGTTCTTGAGCACCCAGCACCAGGGGCCACAGGCGTGTGGGTCGTCGTGGAGCCACCGCGAATCGTGAAAGCCGGGGATCCAGCGGCCGTCTTTGCCCACCGTGTAGGCGAGGCAGTCGTCGACGTCGGCCACCGCGACGATCGCGCTGAAGACGGTCGCTTTCGCCACGGCATCGATCGACGGCAGATTGTCGAACCCGGTATACAGCCACTCGCGCGAGGCGCCAGCGTGGATCAGTAGCGGCCCGCGATAGCGCGTGTACCACGAGCGGTTCTCGACGCGCTTCTCCCCGCGCGCGATCAGCTCGGCGTACGGCTGGCAAATCGTGAGTGCTCTCATCGGTCCAGCAACTCCCGTGCGATCTCCGGAGATTGTTTGGCGGCGCGAATGTAGTCGACCAGACCTTCGGTTGCCTGACCATCTAGAGTTGTCCCGTGCTCGCAGATAGTCAGCGCAATCTCGCGGGCAGCAATAGCTCCAGAGCTAGCCCCGTGAAACTTGCCCTGTCGTGCGAGCTTCACAAAATGGACCAATTCGTCGCCCACAAAGCCTGGTCCATTGGGATTGGGTTTTTCCATCGTCAAAACTCCTCGTGTTGTGAACCTATATCCACCAATTGATTCCCCACCAGACACTCAAGCGCCCGCGGCAGAAATTCCTCGGCGCTGGGCAGCGGCTCGTAGCTCGTCGCCAAAAACTCCCACAGCTCGTTGCACCGATCCTCCCACTCGGGCAGCTCCTCGGCGACGCTCGACGCCACCAGGTCGTAATTCCGTATCCGAGTATAGTCACGCCCGCTGTTGGCGAGGCGCCCGAGCACGTGGTCGAAACCGCACCGCCAGAACGACAGGCAGCTCGGCGCTCGCCCGGCCCAATGGCAGTAGGACCGCCAGGCCAGGCACCGGGCTCGATCGAGCGGCTCGCGCTTGGCGATCTCAGCGGCGCGCAGCTCGCGGGAAGCCGCGGCCACGTGGGCCCAGCGGAGGCCCGCAGCCTTTGCTTCTGCGCGCAATTCTCGTAGGCTGCTGTCCAGCATCGTGAGCTCCTTCGATAGCTCGCGTTGTCAGACCGGCCGGCGGTGTAACAGACCGCCGGCCGGCTCGTAGTATCAAACGTCGTCGAACAAATCCTCCTGGCCGGCCAGGCACTTGAGGCCGGTA